CGTACTGACGCTCAAAGGCTTTACGTCCCATTCCGTGGTATCCGGTATTCCCCCGATGATGCTCAGGACAAAGCGGTAACGTATCGTAATGCGAACTCCTTACTCCCATCCCCAAGCCTAAGCCTCTAACGTGGTGAATCTCAGAAGGAGTTCCTGCATACCCTAGCCTAGTGCAAATTATACAACCTAAATTAGCAACTTTAGACAGGTATTTCTTCTGATCTTTGGTCAATTTGACGCTTTCTCCACAAATATTTAACTGACGATATTGTCTCTGCATGATTGCATTCAGGACACACATCTACAGCATCATCAAATACATATTCACAACGTACTCTTAGCACATCGTCACGTTCACCAATCCAGTTGCAATTATCGCAATAAACTTTATTCATATTTTTGCCCTTTATTAACGTAAATTTCATTTAGGTTTGCTACTATTTCTCTAACTTGGAGGCTGCCATGTACGGTATATCTATAGACGGACAGGATTTCTGGTTTGAGGCTGAAGAAGTTGAACTCATGGAAATGGATGATGATGGTGTCATCTGGAAATACGATAGAGAAGCCGGTGTCTGGATGTACTTTGATGAAGATGCAGACGAGTGGCTGCTATTCGACGAGGAAACATTTGATCCGTTCACGAGGTCGATCTTTCAACAGAACGATTCGACGCTTCCATCGACCGCCAGCAATCAACACGAGCCTGAGCAGCCACAAGCATCCAACGTAATCTCTCTGCCTCAGCAACGGCTTCTCTAAGCCCTTCTACGCACGATGTGTATTCATCAGTAGTGTAAGCATCTGCTTCCTTGTCAGCCATCGTACTCTTTAGGCTACGCTGAAAACCTATAGCCTTAACTGTTTTTCTGTATTCGGTCAAATACACAACATTAGCCTTAGCCTGAGCATAAGCCTCAGCATTCTTAATCATAAAATTAATCGCTTCGTTCGGATCGATATTCATCTGATAGTTTCCATATTAAATTTTTAGCATCGTCAATATTTGTAACTACATTAACTTGACCTTTCCAGAGTCTGTGCCAATTAAATTGATCTGGAGTAAGTACCTTTTTATCACCATCCTTGATCTCAAGCAAGAAATTTCTAGCTTTGAATCCGACGATAATATCTGGACAACCTTTTCCTACCGCATGAAGATGCTCAACCGTACAACCCATATCGCGTAAAGCCTTAACGATCTGAGTCTGGTTGTTATCTACCCTTTTGTAAACCATTCCATAGCCTCATTAAATCTATTTATGTCAGTTAAATATTTATCGTTTAAACAATATCTATTGCCATATCCAAAATTTTGTATTTCGTGATTTAGTTTAAACTTTTCTTTACCTACAAACCCATGAATTTTAATAACCGTAGGCGATTGAACCGAACAATAAATAGACCAATCAGTAGCAAAATCTTCCATACTGTTAAAAATTAAATACCGTGGTTCCGGTCGCAAAACTGAACTTGTCTTAATTTGAATAGTTTGACCTTTAATTGTTAAGTCAATATTCCCATCTCCACCATAAGTAACGTCAAACCTGACATTGACTCCCAAAAGTTTACAAACAGCTATCTCACCTAACATTCCAATATAGTGAACAGCAAAGTCACTTTGACCACATATCTTATTGTTTTTAATTTGCTTGTTGTCTAATCTAGCTTTTTTAACTGACTGCATAATTCCAACATTATGAGCAGCCAAGATTAAATTATTGGAGTCTAAGTCTATTTCCATTGGCTATCTTCCCCGCGATTTCCTAGCGTCCATTGTTCTCTACAATCCTTCTCTATTAACTGAGCCGTTCTATCTCCGCGTTTTTTGCGGACAATAGACAGGTATTCGATGGCTTTGTTTCTATCTTGAGTACGCCACTTCAATACCTGCCTGACTTCACACCGATGTCTATGTTGTTCAGTATTATCAGGCACGAAAGCTCCCACGATTATCAAAGTCTATAGGTTGACCACCAAGAGTATCTACGAATTGCTGGCTGTTGTGCTCAAAGTACATTCCATAGAACTCCTCAGCTTCACCGTTCCTTTGCTTCTGGCACATTAGGAACATATCTGGCTGCTTCTCGTCATAGTCCTCATTGTTCCTACGAGCGTTCTCCTTCTTCTTGTTACGCCATACCAAGAACACGTTATCCACCTGATCTGCAATGCTTCCAGAACCCTTTAAATCGGTCTTAGAAGGCTGTATTTCCTCGGACTGCAACTTACGTATGTGGTGGACTAAATGAATGTGTACGTGATGGTCTCTAGCCAATGCACAAAGCTCGTCAACGAATGACTTTTGCTCGTTTAATGAGTCCTCTGCGACTACACACTTCATTAATGAGTCAATGAAGATATGCTTAATGCCTAGCTCAACAGCGCAATACCTAGCCATTGCTATAGTTTTCTGCGGAGTAGTAGAACCTTGCTGGTCGTAAAGATACAGATTCTCGTCAATGAAATTAGTAAACCGTCCTAAAACCCCACGAATGTAGCCTTCTTTGTCGTGAGTTAACGGTACATTGATATTCTCACCTGCAAATTGTCTGAGCATACGGACAATGGTAGTTACAGGTTTCATTTCGTATGAGGCAATACATACCTTTAGGTTCTGTTTTACTAAACCTAACGCTATCTGACCTGTGACGAGAGACTTACCGCCTCCGTTAGAACCTGCATATACCGTAACCTCACCTAGCCTGAATTTAACGTCTGAGTGAGTTTTAACCCACGGCATTACAGCATCGTCAGTCTTTTGAGGATCAGTATAGTTTTGGTAAATCTCGTCTAACCAGCTATTAGCAGACTTAACGTGTGCTGATAAGTCACTAGCCTTTAGGTATTTCTCAATATCAATCTGACTTGATTTAATTATATTGCGGTCATTGTAAAGTCGTTCAGCTATCGTATTAATATTATCCGACATATTTAACTGCCTCCATTATCCTAGCCTGTGCTTTCTTCATTCGACCTCTATCTTCTTCCGATAGTGGTAATCCTTGACTCATTGTGTAAGCTGCTACTGATACTACCCATGCCTCGAATTCAATGACTCTGAGCAAGTCTGAAGCATAATACTTTCTTTTGACTTGAGGCAAGTCTTTATTTGTGTCTGGAAATAAATCACCCATCTCCATACCAACTGCACCCATAATTTCCTGAACGCTACAACCTCCAAAACATTTCAATAGGATACGACCATCGTCTAATTCTCTTATCGCTAGTGATGGACTCTTATCACTATGAGCAGGACAGCAAGCCGTATAAGCACCATTGCGACCTTTAACCTTCTCTAAGCGGCTGAGTATGTTCTCTATCATTTCCACCCCGCTAATGCTTGTGGCTTTGATTGAACTTCTTTAAGAACCCAGTCAGCCTTAAAACTTTGCCAATTTCTAGCACAAGTTTCCTTTAAAGCATCTTCCATAGTCCACTTAGCTTTAGTTGCTTCTTTACGAATAGACGATAGAACTGTTTCAGTAACAGTAGCCTTCTTAGCTTTTCTATGTAAAAGAAAATCATCCCATACAGATTGTGATACGTCCTCAGGACGGTCTATATTATGTTTATTGTTTATTGTTTTATGTTTATTGTTTAGCATTGGGGTGGCATTAGGGTGGGCAATAGCCTCCCCATTAGGGTCTGTGTAGTCTGGCTTATGCTCTACCTTTCCCCACCTTATAGCAGCCCCACGTTTTCCGGCAGCTATAAACTCCTGATACTTTGCAATTTCCTTATCTGCTCTTGGGTTAGCCCAACCTGCATCAGTAAGCTGAAAAAACTCACTAAGAACGACATTGACCTCAGTCTCATACTCACGCATGTTGATCTGTCGTGCAACGGTTGATGGACAGTCGCTCAACGGACGTTCATGTAGATAGTAAATGTCTAACAATCTACGGTAAGCAATATCTTCTATTGGATTTAAATGACGTGTATGACTAGCGTAGTCACCAATGTTGAATTGGTAGAAATGCATATTTGCCCCTATATCATCAGGTAGTTATCACAAAAGAATGGTATGGCAGGACGGTGATAAAGCGTCTTTTCGGGAGCTACCCTAGCCATTCCGGTGAATCCTCTAGGACTATAACTAAACTTTTCTCCTAGCGCAAGTCCTGCAAATATCAGAGTTTCTAAATTGAATTGCTGAACGTGAATGTTTACAAATAGGACACTTCTGCATTGCAAAATTATAAATCGTTTTCTCTTTTGTAACGGACGTCTGATTTACAGGTTTTAAAACTTCGTTTTTCAATTGTCTGACCTCTAGGGCTTACTGTTCTAGGGAATGTTTTTAACGGTTTAAATGGTATCGGCTCCCGTGGTGGGACTAGCTTCTTCTCATCTACTGGCATCGGTTTATCTTTATAAGATGGGAAGAATATATCACCTTCCTGCTTAAAGCACTTGTACCTGACTAATTTCCTAAGCTCTGTGGTCATATCCCACTCGTTAGCGAAACCCATCATTCCGTACTTTTGTATTATCTCTTTGACACTAATACCGCCAGAATTGTTAACAATATCGATAAATTCAGCCCTTCGGCTACCTATTCTTGGAACGTACATAAAATAATTTAAAAAAGTTGTTGACATTCAAGATTGTGCTGAGTTATAGTTTCTTCGCTGCAACACAATTAACTAACTAGGAGAATACTATGAATACAAATAAATCAGCAACAGTTCGCACCATTCATGCAGGTAGCCCATTTACAGACACATATGATCTTATCGTTGAAGTCTTAAAAGACGGTGAGTGGACATACTATCAAGGATTTAATACTCTCAGTAACGATTACGCATATTCAGAAGCTCGTGCAGCAGAAGCTCGCGCAAAGGCTGAACTATGAAAACTAATATGCACAATTGGGAAGTAGCTGAGATTGTCTATGCTTTGCGTCTACTGGCAAATAACTTAGATAGTAAATTTAAAACTGTAGAGGAAGAAGAAATACTTAATATAGCGTATGAAGCTCTAATGATCGCTCCTAGAGAAATACACGAACTTGTTAATATTTTAGAATCAAATGATAACTATGAATAAATTGCTCAACACTAACGATTTCTTTGCACAACATCCAATATTATGTGGTGTAATAATGCTTCTACTCTACATTTTGGCTTGCTCAATATGACCGATGAAAAGAACATACTTTACAAGAAGGACTACGTTCCTGCGGCTAAGACGGATATTCGTAAAACTTTCGCTAAATTTAGAAAGGAGCAAAAAGCGGCTGAAAAAATATCTACTTCTGAGAAAACACAACTTACCAATATTGTTCAGTATAAAAAATTCAGATAAATAGGAATCTACTATGACTAACGACTATCAATTGCAAGAGCAGCACGAACAACAGCAATGGCTTGTATATAGCAAGCTGCAAAAAGCCAGAGTATTACTACAAGAATTACCACTCAAGAAGTCAGGCTTTAACAGTTATGCAGGATTTAAATACTGGGAGTTGAGTGATTTTTTACCTTCAGTAAATACTATTTTTGACAATCTAGGTTTATGCTCAGTCTTTAGCATCCATGAAGAAGTAGCTACTATCCGTATTATCGATACAGAATTCGGTGGCACAATTTTTTTCCGCAGTCCAATAGCAGACGCAGCCACAGGTAAAGCGCCTCCCATTCAGGCTTTGGGCAGCCAACATTCTTATTTGCGGAGATACCTGTACCTAAATGTTTTGGAGCTTACAGAGAACGATGTAGTAGACGCTACGATCAAGAAAGACGAGCCTAAGTCAGCCAAACCTATTACTCACGATGTATTCGATAGTATGGATGCAAAGACTCAGGAGTTGATTGAAGATATTGCAGCAGATGTACGTATGCTATTGCAGAAAGACGATGTAGCAGGAGCTATTGAATATATCAATCTTCAAGAACTAGATGCAGATTCCAAAACAGCATTTTGGAGTAGGTTAGATAGTAAAGAGCGTAGTGCAATTAAGAAATTCTCAACAGGAAAATAAAATGACTGAATATAACAATGAAAATCGTGGCGTACTTTACCGCAACGGAAATAAAACCTCTGACAATCATCCAGACTACTCAGGCAGCGTTAATGTAGATGGTACTGACTTCTGGCTCTCAGGATGGCTTAAAGAAAGCAAAAAAGACGGTAAAAAGTTCTTTAGCTTATCAGTTAAACCTAAGAACGATACCAAGCTAGTTAATAAGCCTGTTAAGTCTGTTGAACCGGATGATTTTGACCAAGATATACCTTTTAATTAGAATGGGTCTATAATGGTTGTATTTCCCGCACAAGGAGTACAGCATGGCTCATTCAAAAGAGTGTTTTAAGTGCAAGACCGTCAAGTCGTTAGATGAGTTTTATAAACATCAGATGATGGCTGACGGTCACCTAAATAAATGCAAGATATGTACTAAAAATGATGTTCTTATACATAGATCAGAAAATCTTGAAAGAATAAGAGAATACGATAGAGAAAGATCAAAAAACCCTGAAAGAGCAAAAGCAGCATCAGCAATAAGTAAAGCATGGCGACAGGCAGATAAAAGACGAATGGCTGCTCATAATGCAGTAAGCAGAGCAGTTAGATCAGGGAAACTTATAAGAATGAATTGTGAACGATGTGATGCAGTTAAAACTTATGCTCATCACGAAGATTACGATAAACCTCTTGAAGTTATGTGGTTATGTCAGCCATGCCATAAGCAACGCCATGCAGAAATAAACAAGTTAAAGAAAGAAATGAACCTTTGATCTCGCAGCCACACTCCTCCGTGGCTTTAACAGGGGTTTCGACCCCTGTCTTTTTATTCTGGAGTAATTATGAAATTGTTAGATTTTATTAAAGAACGCTATAAAGTAAAAAACGATGCTGAACTTAGCCGTTTATTAAAAACAAAAGCACCGACAATAAGCAAGATTAGAAGCGGAGTAATTAATGTTTCAGCAGACATGATTTTAAAAATCCATGAGACATTTAAAATTCCAGTTAAACAAATACGTGAATTATTATGAAAGTGCTATTAGTGTTTGCGGCTTTATTAGCGGCTCTATGGGGCTGTTCTGTTGTGCTTACTACCAGAGTACAGTCAGCATATAACGCTGGCTTTAGAGACGGTAAAAATGCCTTTACAATCGATTCTCAATGCTCTGCTTGGCTAATGAACTCTAATCTTAAAGAAGCTAAGGAAAGAATATGCAAATAACTAACGAAGATAAGTTCTTTGAATTATGGCTTAGTAGTAAATCTGTTGAAAGCTCCTCATTTGTAACTGATACA